TATTGTGTCTGCATTGATCTTTTCGTCCAGCTTTAACAAGCTCCTTCTAAGAACTCTAAGGCTGTCTAATGGAACGTATGGTAGTACATCAGAGGCTCCAGTTATGTAGTCGTAAGCAACACGATAGTCGTCACAGCTACTTGACAACTCGTTACTGCGTCTAGAATCTTTTCTAGATAATTGAAATAACTTCTTTGTTATCTCCCATCTTTCCTTGATAATAAAACTTGAGTATTCCATAGTTAAAAGTTTAAGAGTAAATTTTCATCTTTCTTTAAGATAAATTCTATCGTCTTGCCAAGTGCGTTTCTTGATATGTTAGGCTTGGTACCAAACGCAAAATCACCGTAGCAGTCTATCCACCTATAAAATTTGTTGTGAGATATCTTGTACTTGCCGTACTGACCCCAGTCTGGGTACTGTATAGAGAAGTCATTGTAGAGCTCCTGACCTAAAGACACAGCGTTTAGCCTTGTCATGTAGTTGTCTGGACCAGTGCACCACTCCCAGAAATCACCAGACGTTTCAGCAATAAACTTTCTTGTAGCAAGATTCTTAAACTCGCTTCTTGATAGTCCACTAGACAGATAGAACTGTAGGTTTTGGATCATGTAGTTATCAAAATTGTTCCACTCCTCGTCAGACCATCCAGTGAATAGCATATGACCAAACTCACTCTCAGGAGTAAAGGACTTGGTGTAGTACTGCTTGAACTCAAGGTCCCACTTTCTTCTTTCAAATGAATTTCCTGCACCCTTGATCGCATAGTTTGTAGTTATAACAATCTTTGGGGAATATTCAAATGGGATGTGTATCTCGTCCTTGTTCTTCTTCTCAAGTGTTATTCCCTCAGTAATAATAGAGAACAACTTCTCGAAGTCAAAGTTACGTGCAACGTCATCAAAGACAAGTGTTTGCGTGTCTACCTGTACCCTTTGGTATGGGAAGGACTTCTGAAAACTAAATCCCTTGCCATCTATAATCACCATCTTTTTCATGTGGCTTATAGACTTCACAAAGATACCCTTACCAGTACCACCCTCTGGATTATCGCTGATCACCTCGTCATTTAATATAACCGCTGGTGAGTAGCTGGCTGGCTTGTGGCTGTGCATAAGGTAACCCAATGTTGACTCCATAGACTTTAAACGCTCAGTGTTGTCGCCAGAAATATTTTTTATAAATACCCTAAACTCACAATCAACAACGCTTGACTTACTGAAGTCTCTGTTTATTTTTTGCTTCTCCCAAACATGGCCCGTAAGTTTTTTGTAGTTAATACTAAATATCTCGTCCCTTGTAACCTTAACTGCACAGTTCTGATAGTACAGGTAAGCCTCGTCAGAAGTGTCAACCATAAACTCAGGATCAATCTTCGCAACATAATTTAAGAAGGTCTCTTGAAAAAACTTGGTGTTCATAGCAAAGAAATTATATATAGACATGTCGTCTATAGCCAACAACTTCTCTAAGACAAAGTCCTTTATCATGTCCTCGTTGACATCGCTGATGGTGTTGTTAACAACTCTAACAAAGACAAAGTTGTTTGATCCAACTGGGTAGTACTTATAGAATCCATTGTTTTGTAAGTACAGCCTAAATAAATGTGGCACCAAGTCAACCTTGCCCTTGCTAGATTTTGTCCAAAATTCATCTTCATCAATGGTAACGAATTCGTGACCTTTAACCTCAGACTTTGGGGTGCCATTTAGTATCTTATTCTTTATGTTGGCAATCTTTTCAGAATCCTCAAAGAACTTAGTATTGAATGATGCCTTGTTCCGATATGCACTAGAAACTATTTGTGGTATCTCTCTAGCCATATCACCAGCCGTGTCATAAGAAAGAAGTATTAATGTTGATAACGACTCTGAAATTCCATACTCGTTGTGTGCTGAGGCCAGTATGTATAGATTATTATTTCTCGACCCACTGACCATACCATAGTTCTTCTCCCACCAAATAGACAACCTCTTTGTGATATCGTCCTCATTTACGATAGTTATTGTTTTTACTATTGGCTTTTTATATTCTGGGTCCTTCTCTATCTCATACCATACCGAAGACAATTCATTAACATAGATGTCAGGGTCATATGACTCATAACACACCCTGCTTATGTTCTTGCAAGACACATCAAACTCCTTGCAAAAGAAATGCTTCTGTAACGACAGAAAATATTTCTTATGGTTCATAGGGTCTTTTGGTATGCGGACCAACGCCTTTAATCCATCACCAGATGGAGAGGTAAAGACAGAGTATACATACTTATCGTTTGTCAGCTCTAATCTTTTGTCCTCTATGTTTCCATCAAAGCCATCGAAGTCTAAACAAATAAATCCACTGTGATCAACGATAGAGTTGTCTGCCCTCTTAGAGAAGGTACCAGAAAAACATATCGCTGGCAACAACTTCTTCTTCTCGTTACGCATGTCTTTGTTTGTCTCAGACCTTACTAACTCAACGATGTCCTTTGACTTGCCAGATCTTATCCTGTCTAATGCAACATTGATGTCACGGTAGAATGGAGAAGATGTATCACTGATTGATTTAAAGTATGTTATCATTTATTATATTTTATTAATTAGACAATTCTTCACTATATTCTCCAAGACCAATCGATAGTAAATCCAAATCGGCAAATCGGCTTGAGGAGTATCCATGCCACATTAAACCATTTTTAGTAGTTCCTTTATTCCTTATTCCAGATATAATAAACACCCTCTGTTCATAAGAATTTATAAATTCATTGATGACACGGTACTCCCTACCATTCACAACCTCTGCCCCCTCTGGCAATTTTCTGTCATTAATACAAACTACTTTCTTCATCTTAGTCTAAGTTTAAGTTATGTTCATTTAATATATCTCTTATGGCATCTCTTATCTTATCGGCCATGTCCATCTCTTCAGGTGTAGCTTCTCGTCTTTCAAAAGAGCCATGCTTTGTTGCACTTCTAAGCAGTTGGTCTAAGTCCCACATGGCCATTTTCCACTTGTATCCATCTAAGGCCACTCTTGCATCGTCTGACTCTTCTTCACAATCATACTCTAGTATCATCTTCATTTGTCCAGTTTTTTAGTTAATAAACTTTCTCTATATGCTATCTCTTTCCTAATTAAATCAAGGTGCCAATCAACACCACCATAGTCAAGTACTGCCTCTAGGTAGTCATCGTCCATGTCAGCAATAGCTATCCAAGTTAGTGGGTCTTTACCATCCTTACCTCTACTGCCTCTTGTTGCGTGTTGTCTGACCAACTCATAGTCATCATCTTCATAAACATAATAAAGTTCAATCTTATTCATGTCCATTGCACCATACCTACCATACTCATTACCTCCATCTGCCATAGCATCATTGGGGCAACTACACGTTACATAGTCATGCCTGTGTCTACTTACTAACACCTCATTACACTCAAGGCATTTTACTGAATTATATACTATCTGTCTCATTTTTATAAGTTTTACTTGTTAATTATAATTTTTACAGAGTCTCATCAGTGACACTCTGTTTTATTGTTTATTACGAGATACCCTGATCCAAAATTTATTTACTTTGTGTAACCCCAATTGTGAATTTAATTTTCTTGTTTCTTTATTTTGCATTCTACCAGGTGTTACAACCCATACATCATCATTCCCATCAACTATCTTTATGTCTTGATTATGTAAATATTCTGAAATATCCTTCATAGCAATTCTGGCTGAACATTTGTGTTTTGGTTTCATATTATTTCTATTTAATTAAACTGTCCCATATATTAGCTAAATTTGGGACAAATAGTTGTTAATAGCTAATATATTAGTTACATTCCATTTTTTATCATGTTTAATACTTCTAACTTTTCTTCATCTGTTAGTTTAACAGGTAGCTCATACTCTTTTGTATTGTCCAACCTACACTGCTCTACCTCTTCCCATAATGACTTAACATCATAACAAATAGGTTTTCCGTCATTAGTACTTGCTTGGTCAATTGTTCCAAGAGGATCTCTCTCCCATAGATACCAACCAATCCAATCTGTTCCATCCTTACCATAGTACACCTCTAATAAAATGTTTATCACTGAGGTATAATTATCTGAGAAATTAATAGTGTCTATATCTAATACATACAATGCATGTTCCTTGTCTGATTGCTTCCTAAGTCTATTTAGGATTTCTGTAAATACTTCTAGTTTCATGTTGTTAAATTTTTAAATGTTAATCGGAAATATGCCTATTATGTAAAGCATATATTACAAAAATGATGGGTTTTGTAAACTTTATTTAGCGTTATCCCTGTAGTCTATTATAAATCCAATGGCCACAATAATATTCATGCCAAATGACATCAGTATCTCATGGATGTCAGCATACACATTTGTTGAAAGATGTACATGACCTACCATCCAAAAAGGTATGGACAAGTTCTGGCTTATCCATACCAATAGATATTTACTAAAATTGTACATTTTAATTGTTATACAATAATTCTTTTAATAGCCTATTTTCTTCTAGTAATTCATGGCACGACTCAGCGTCCTTGTACATGTATATGCTAGAAATTAGACCCAATACTAGACCTATTATTATTCCTATTAAGGCCGAAATATACTCCTGTCTTTTTTCTTTTTCTTTTACCTCTTGAGTAATTCTTCCCTTGATTATTTCTTTCATTTGATTTCTTTTTTTAATCGTTCAACGTAAAGAGTCGCATCCATCAGCTCCTCCTGTAGGTGTGTAAGCCAGTCTAATGGACTTAGGTCCGTTCTGTCAAGTGTGGTGTTGTATTTTTTGATTCCAGATGTCGATCTTCCTTTGAATGATTCTATTACCGAATCTACAATACTATCTTGCCCATGGCTGAAGTTTGATTCCCATTTCATTTCATTAAATTTTAAATTTTTAAAAAAAAGGGTAGGCTACCCCATAAGATACCTACCCAGAGTTTTTTCCAATTATGGTTGGTTAACCTCAGAAACTCTAACTGAACCTATGATTTATCGTTCAAGTCCATCCACATACCTATGTAAAATGGAGCAAAAAACCAACCCGTAATGATCGATAAGAATAAAAGAATAAAGAACTCAAATGCGGTTGCTTGATTCTTAAATGATACACCAAATGTAAACATCCCTGAAAACATAAGGTAAATTAAAAACCACTCCATTAGAATGGTAGGTCCTCCTCGACCTTCTCTTCTGGTGCAACAGCTGTTGGACTCTCTTGTGTGGTCTCAATTCTCCAAGCCTCAAGTGTATTGAAGTACTTCACATCACCAGTTGGACTCGTCCACTCTCTGCCACGCAAATTGAATGACACCTCGATCGACATGCCCTCCTTAAAGTTATTCAGATCGTCACACTTGTCCTGCATAACTTGAAATGAAATTTGTTGTGGGTACATGTCATCAACAGATGTTAGTACGAAATCACGCTTGCGAAACTTGTCGTTTATGACATTCGTCTCGCCAATCATCTTAATTGTTCCTTTAATTTTAAACATTTTTGTTATTTAATAAATTAGAATAAAAAATTGCATACTTCTCGGCAGTAGCTAACCGTTTGTCCATCTTGACAATATCTTTATCTGTAAGTTCAACGCTAAACACAGTGGCCCTTAAGTTGTCGTCTAGGTGCTCCATGTAGTGTAGGCTATCGTCCTCATAATCAGGTTTCAACTCCTCAGGTGTGGTGGTAAGAATAAATGCTACCTCGCCATGTCTCCAGTCATCGCCCGTCATCTTAGTCATAATGTAGAGATAATGTTTTACCTGCCACTCATAGTTTGGGTCGTAGGCCTGCTCAACCGTCTTGGGAAAAGTCTTTTTCGACCAAGAGGACTTTATGTCGATTATCTTCTTATTCTCACAATCAACAATGTCAGGATGACCAACCGATATACCATGCGATATGTGGTAGTACTTGTCAAACTCAGCTTGTTTGTGGTAGTTGGTAAAGAAAATCCTATTGTATATGTCAATGGATTCCTGCTCAACGTCCCATCCCTTCTGAGTCTTAGGGTTTGAAAATGATTCAGTGTACCCGTAGTACTCCCTATTGATGTACTCCTCGATAAGAGTCTTAGCACCCCTACTCAGCTCAATAGTGTTAGACTTCTGCTGTAGGTGGTCACGCTTAATTGCTTGAGTACTAGTAAGTTTAATCTTTGATAGCAGTTCGTCAAGTTGGGCTTGCTGTATGTCAGTTAGCCCATCGTCCCCCATAAATAACGGGGAGCACGATGATGACCTAATCTTCATTTGTAAACATTTTAATTTGATCAGCCGTCAGTGTGTACTGCTTCTGAATCTTCTCGATGGTAGTACGACCAGACTTCACAGACTCTACAGCTACAGATAGCTTCTCATCAGGTAGTGATGGTAGCTCCTTCTTTGGCAAGGGTCGTGTGCTGAATCTCAGTGCGTCAACCATGCCTTGAGGACTCTTTACCTTTTCGACAGACAATACTATCTGCTTGGAGGTGTAGTCGTCAGGGTTGAATGAATTGAAGAATGTCTCCAACCTCTTGAAATTTGTTCTGTTAGAGACCATGCTCTTCTCAAATTCCTTTAGCTTGATGAACACCTTGTCCTCCTTGCCCATCTCACCAAACATTACGTCTTGGTATATCCTCTCAATTGTTACGATAGTGGGCTCGTACTTCCCGTTGACCTCCAAGTCCCAACTTCCTAGGTACTTGTTGTCCTTCATTAAATTTCTCCAGTGTGACATATTTGATTTTTTTACAAAGTTGATAATAATTTATTGAATTCCAAGCGAAAATCTACATTTTTTTTCAACAAATCCTCTCTTTTCTTTAGTGTAGTCTCGATAGTGTCCTTGTTGTTGTCTAAAATTGCATGTCTCATTAGGCCGTTGTAGTACTCAACCCTCTTGTCGTTAGTTTGGATGTTTACCATGACAATCCCTGCCTCCCATCCCATATTCGTAAATATGTGTAGCTGTT